GGGCTACCCATTTGTTCATAATCTTGACTTTCTGTGGGGTTTGGGATGGAGCATTGACTTCCACCACAAATCGTGCTCCATCGAAGTATGGTGGGCGGGTTTCAGGCATGGTGTATACAACTAAACTCTTATGCTCCCTGTCAGTAGTTGCAAACCGAAGCATCATATTCTTGGCCAGACGGCCTGCAGTCTCCCATCTACCCCTCTCAAATTCATACTCAAATGTGTAGGGGGTCAAATCAAGCTCCTTGTAGCAGTCATTAATAAAGAATTGAAGCGCATCAAAAGTTTCTCTCCCATACATCACGGCGTCCATGATTGAAGCTTGACACCGCATGTCCAGGTCAAGCACCCATGTCTTGGTCTTGACGTATCTCAGCCTATCCAGAATTGTCTTCATTTCCAGTGGTGCCAGGTACATGCCTGTGCGCGGGTCCTTAACGAATGCTCGCTTCAGAAACCGCATCTTCTCCCATGTTCCAAATGGTGTGACCTTCTCAATGGGATTCTTATGGCCATCAGTCATTATGACACCATACTCTTGCAAGCAGCCCGCAATGGTTCTCAGATTATACCATTCAGCACATGCGGACTTTACGGTCACCATATTGTCATCCCCATAGACAATAGCCTTCACATTGTCATCAAAGTGTCGAAGCGATGCCATGTCTGGGGCCTTCTCCTCTGCCAACTTTAACCAGGCATACCGTAAGTAAAACATGTTTACAATTGAATTCCCAACAGCGGTAATGGGCATCCCTGATGCCATGCCCTGGTTATTCTTCACCTGCACATCAGTGACCTGAGAGACCCGGTCATAGGTATACCTCACCAGCACTCTCCTTGCCAGCTGTTCCTGGAACGTTCCACCCATCACCTTATTGGTGAGCATGGCGAATGCATCCAGGGTGTTGCCATGAATCGTGGAGTCAAAGGCAGAGTAATCGGCATCAAAGACAAGCAGTGAATTGCCCTGTAACCGGTTAATAATCCCAGTCCACTCCAAGCCAGACATTGGGTTAATGCCCACCTGGCAATCAATTTCCCCCCTGTTATACATGCACAAGCAGATGAATGGGAGGAATGCAGCCCTAATTGCCAACAACAGATCAATGGGTGGG